ACAGTGGTAGGGTTGCTTGTAGTTTTCCATACTATCAAAACCCCCAAGCTAACAAAAGCAAGGAAAAGCGGTCCTATTAATACGATTGTTAGAAATTGACTGCCCGTAAGAGTAGTCTTTGTCTTCTGCTCAAGCTCCGCTATCTTTGACCTTGCATCAATAAGCTCTTTCTGCAAGTCTAAATCCGTAGTCATTCTAGTTACTGTCGCTCTGAAGAACATCCTTGGCGAGAGCAATTATTCCTGCCACGCAACCGACCGTTACCTCATTCAACCCTTTGAACATTCCAATTACGGCTATAACGCCCAGTATTAATAACGCTACAAATATCTGCGGTCGTAACTTGGACATTAATATTTGGACCGTTTCCTAGTCATCTTACGACCAGTTCGCTTGGCTTCCCGCTTTGCGGCAGCCCTGCCCTTGGCTGTATATGAATATCGTTTCTTTCCTACTTTCGGCATCGTTACCTCCGATGTTTATTTTTTGGTGGCGGCGGCTTGAGTATCTTTAATAATCCTCCAAGTTTTGCCCACTCGCCTACGCTTATCTTGCCATCGTCTCCTATCTTTTGCAATAGGGATATGGCTCGTGCCCTTTCATCCCTGTCGTCAAGGGCTTGGAATATCCCCACGAATACTTCCAGTATTGTTCTAATCCACCTTGGCAGAAACATTTTTGCTATTGCTAACATCTGAAATCTCCTTTACAGATTCTTGTAGCGTTCTCTTTAACGCTTTATTTTCCACAAGCGCGGCAAACAGGGGGTGTTCCGCAAGAACAGCCTGTATGTCTTCCATCTTTATTTCTGCCTGTGGTGCAGTTCCGTTATTTGTCATTACGCCTCCCGGGCATATACCCATTGTCTATTGTCTTCATCCCAATTATATATTTTTGTATCCGCATCAGCTGGTTCACTAACAGGAGGTTGCCAATCATAGTTACCGTCTAATGTGTAACTGGGAAAAGGTTGTGGGTAATAAAATACGTCACGTACAGAATCATAAACATTCCCTATACCAGCATATTTGTTTCTCGTTGAACCATCTATTGTCGTTTCTACCCATGTACCGCTACCGCAGTCTGATGCTGAATCAGCAACCACTACAGCTGTTACAAGTCCACTTTCTATCTTTGCAAAATATCCCATGATTACCTACTGAAACTTGTATCTTATTATAACTATACCTGAACCACCTGTACCACCAGCCCTATCACTAGCTGCTCCACCTGCTCCTGCGCCTGTGTTGTCATCTCCATCTTCACCAGCAGAACTACCTGCTATTGCTCCAGCTCCTCCTCCACCTGCAATGGATGCGTTAGCTATCCCTGCCTTTCCCTCACCAGTCGCTGAGTTTCCTCCACCAGCTCCACCTCCTGAATACCCTACGGCAGTACCTGTTATTGAAATTTCTTTTCCTCTGCCACCCTCTACGAAATCTGAATAAGGTGAACTCCAACTCCCAATAGTTACAGTAGACTGGTCATTATCATAGTATCCCGCAGTACCACTTGCACCTGTTCCGCTTGTACCTGTATCAGTTCCTCCAGCACCGCCACCACCGCCGGGATTATGAGGCGGATCATAAGTAGAACCACCATCAGCTCCGAACCCAACATTCGTCATCGCTGACTTACCTGTAGGAGTATAGTTAAGTGCCTGAGTATGATCACCACCAGTAGCTTCATCATCTACACCTGAAGCATAATAGCTATCACCTCCTGAACCACCACCAGAACCTCCGTCAAGTCCTCTAGCTATGTTGTTTTTACTTGAACCTCCTCGTGTTCCTCCTCCACCACCACCGCCAGTTCCTGTAATCGTTGCAAATGCAGTAGTTCCAAATCCAGCAGTTGATGCAAGAGTAGTATTAGTTCCATTTGATCCTGCATATGATCCAGCTCCAGTAGTTCCTGCAGCTCCCGGACCTCCACCACCACCTATTGTAGCTGTAAGGGTTCCAGTATCTTCCAACAACAAATCTTCCAAATACACAAGACCTCCAGCTCCTCCTCCGCCACCACCACGATCTGCTGTAGTACAACCTCCACCACCTCCACCACCTGCTACCACAAGAACATCTATTTGATTATTCGTATCGCTAGAACCTAATGCTGAAATAACAAAATCTCCATTAGATGTAAAAGTACGTACTTTGAAGTCACCATCTGTAGCTTCACTACCACCTGATGTACCAAGAGTTATAAAAGATTCGGGTGGCACACGTGAGGCATACGCACCAAAGCCTGCTACCTGATATCCAAATCGTGCCATCTTATGCGTCCGTTGAAGCACTAGTTGTGTATTCAAGCAGTAACCCAAACAACCTTGCGTCACCATTCATGTCATCAGCAGATACATCTCTAAAGACCTGAAAGCAAAGTAGATCATTGTCTGCACCGCTACACGCTATTGCTCCACTCTTTGCACTGACCAGTAGTTCCGTTACATCTCCTTGAGAGGCATCTGAAACTACAACTGCTGTTCCATATGCCTGATTAAACTCTTCGTTATCATTTAGGGATAAGACCTGTAACGCCCAAGAGACAGAAGTCGTAGCCGCAATACCTATCCAATAGGCATAGAAATAAATATTTCCACCATCCCATGACTTTGGCATGGCTATATTAAATTGTGCGTGTTCATCAGAAGAGGTATCAAAATCTAGTACATGGAAGTCTGGTCTTCCGTTTGTTCCTGCCGCTACTGTAGTAAGAGCTGAACATCCTGCGTTATCTCTTGGAGTCATAGCAGTTGCTGGAACCCACATGTTTTCTGTACCTACCTTCTTTACTTTAACATCCTGTACAGATAGTTCACCGCCACTACCACTCAGCGTGGTATCTGTTGCGTGACCTATGTCTATAGTTCCACTAAAAATAGCATTTTGGGCAAACGTAACTCCACCACCATCAGCTATAGTCATGGATAAATCACCATCTGTGTAATCAATAGTTGCAGTTTCTAGGCTTCCAGTTCCTACATTTAAACCGCCATCATCTATTGTTACGATATCAGTTCCATCTACATCAAATACCATCTTCCCATGGTCTGCTGTACCTGATGCTGTAGCTGTGGAGAAATGAACTTCTTCAGCAGTCTTATTACTACCGCCATTGAGTACTTGTATAGTTAGGGATTCCGTTGCCGAAGTACCCATTTTCAAGGAAACGTCTGCATTGTTAGCATCTTCATATATAGTTAAATCACCGCCAGTTAAAGCAGTTATTGCCTGTGAAGTATCTACCCCTATAACAGAACTTGAAGCCGTTAAGCCCGTCCCTGCAAATAGGTTAGCTATATCGTGAACATCACCTTTTGCAGCAGCACTACTAGTACCACCGTCCAAGAAAAGAATGTAGTCTCCGTTTGCAATAGTAGCTGCACTAGATTCAGATAAGTCAACATTAAAAGTAGTTCCAGAGAGGTCAAGAAGTGTACCTGCACTGTATGTAGTGTCTGTAATTACAATATCTGAGCCATTGATTGCAAATGTTTTGCCCGATGCTATATCAATACCACCATCATCTATCGTAACCATATCTGTACCGTCTACGTCGAAAATATACTTACCCCTGTTAGCCGTACTGGATGCTTCGACCGTGGAAAACTTCACATAATCCAGCAACTGTCCGCCGGAAACGTAGCTAGTTGTTATCAAAAGTCGTTCAGCAGAGCTAGACCCTACGCTAATGGTAGGGTTGCCATCGTTAACAGCGTTATACATCGTTACGTCACCCGCAACTATGTTAGTGGCAGCCCCTGCCGCACCTAGAGACGTTAGGTTTGCCAGCGTATCTATCGCACCCTCTATGGTAGCTTCAGTGGTAGAGTCTATGGCATCTATAGATTTTAGTGTTCCCGTACCGCCGGAGTCCGTTAAATAATTTACTGAACCTAAGGTTAAATCTCCACCAGTTACTGTCAGGTCTCCCAATATGGTCACGTTGTCAGACGTATCTAGAGTAATGGTTGCACCGCCATCTGATGCCTGAATAACATTACTACCTACCTTGAGGCTTCCCGCAAACGCAGCTACAGAACTCGTAGCTGTAGCATGACCGGTAATAGTAAGAAGGTCTACATATGATCCTTGAGATGCTTTGTCGTTACCTATTGCATACGTAATCGCAGTTGCTTGATCTTTTACTTGGGTACGCCATGAGTCACCCGCCGCATCTGCTCTACCCGCAGCTAAATAAAGGTTTCCAACTGCCCCATTCGTAGCCTCTACGATTGCTATTTCACTCACTATCATCCTGTCCTGTGACCTCAACCATCTTCGGTTAGTGCCATCGGCTATCTGTACGTCGTAACCTGTAGCATTTGTCGAAAGCTCCCAGTATCCAGCTGTGGTAGTTGAAGAATCGCCCTCACCATGTGTTGTATCAGTAGCAACAACAGCCGCGTCTGTAAGAGATCCCGCCGCATGGGATGTAACAGTAGCCCCGACTGTCCCCGCTCCCGTGTTGTCGAACACGTGTCCTGCAAGTTTAAATGTATTGGGCATTAGCCTCTGCCTCCTAGCCTAGACCTGTCTATGTATCGTAAAGCGTCGCGCACAAAGGGCTCAGGGTCTTCCATGAGATCATCTTCGTCTATAAAGATGAGCTTTACCCCCTGCGTTGCGAGAAACTCTCTTGTCAATATGTCGGACTGCCTTACGGCAGCTCCTTTTTCGTAATGATAAAACATCCCCTGCACGTTTATCGCAAGGTCCGGGGGGTCTGTAAAAAGAAAGTCAATCACCCGACCGCCCTTTTCGAGCCTGCCCCCTACCATCTGGTTCTGAAACGTAAAGTGCATACCCGGCTTTTTCCCAAGCCTTATCAGGGTAGTAAAGCATATGTACTCAGGCACGGATCCTGTCCACCATGCTGGTAATTGTGATCTTTCTATTTGCTGCGTAGTCATTTACTGTTCCACCAATTGTAATTGTAACTGATTTCTTTCATCGAGCCCTGTAAAATCAATTCCCGTCGCAGCTACTGCGTCCACGTAATACGTGCGCGCGGAGTCGTTGTTCCTGTACGTGAAAGAGATTAGCGTGTTCGATTCGATTGCCGTGTTTACCGCGTCAAATAACTGCTTCGGTGTCTTCCCCTTGTATGTTTCCTGAGCGTTTATGTTCACCGTCCAGCCGTACTTGATGGGAAGTTTTTCCCTCCACCTGAGTTCCATCAGGTTTATGTCAGGGCTTGCCGTCGAGCTGCTGGTACTGAGCGTGAACTTAAATTTTATTGAGTTAAACGCCGTGCCCGCGCTCGACCCGAACGCATATGTGGTAGTCCCGTTGCTGGTTATCGTACCCATCGTGGTATATGACTCTGTAAAATCTGTCGCGTACTGCACCTGAACGGTCTGGTTGGAAGTGCAATCGCTCGTTACAACTCTGAACAATAGAGCCAGCTTGTCACCTGTTATATCCCCTCCGTCAAACCATGGCGTCTCAAGGCTTCCCGAAGAAGCATATTCAAAAGACGTAACTTGAGCCGGGTTGATGATGTCCGTTGCGAGCTTCATATAATAAATGTTGTCCCCAACTCCCCACCATACACGATAATCCGAATAGGCTGTGCCTACAGCTATAGCTCCAGTACCCTGACTATCCCCCGCAGTCCACTTCACTTCCCACGAAAGGTCATTGTACCCAAGCAGGGTTGACTGACCCGCGCCACTTGTTACAGGAGAACCGCCACCCCAGCCTGATTCCTGCCTGCCAGTTACAAACGTTGTGTATTCCGGTTCTTCGTCTGCTGCGGCATCAGTTATTGCCAGTATGTCGTTGTGCGTACCCTGTAATTGCTGGATAACACCGGAGTATTTACTCGGCAGCCCGTGATCTTTATCAAATCCCACAAGGCTAAGGACAGCATTGTTTGCGCCTGTCTGATATTTATATATTGCGTTGCCTGCAGGGAAATATATGGCATCCCTCCACACGAGTGCGCCGTTTCCTGCATCACTATGGAACGGCAGTTGCAGTTCCGTCATTTCCCAACGGTTGTTAGTATCATCATAAGCGAACAGCCCCACCTTGGTAGCCGCATAGATTGCCGGGTTTCCCGACGCGTCCCTGTAAACCATCAGCCCCTGTACGTATCCGTCAGGCAAAGGCAACTTTGCTTTTTCCGTCGCAGCATTGGTTGGTCCTGTCGCCCAGTTCTTTAGCGTTCCCCCGTTTACATCGTCTATTCCCCATAGTTGCCCGTGGAAAATAGTAAAAAACTTAACCTTGTTAGCCGCAGTCGAATCTGCTTTTGGCACCAGCGTACTGGAAGCTTCGGTTATGTATCCATATCCCTGATCGTCCAGCGCCCATAAAAGATACGTGCCGTTTGAATCCCTGAACACGATGCTGTCCGTAGGTGCACCATCCAATGTGCCTCCCTCGGAACTCCAGTTGTCAGCTGCATCATTGTAATATCTGATAGTAGTATTGAAGACCACGTAAGTTAGATTATTGAATACGGTAATGGTATTGACAGCCCCTGCAACTCCGTCACCGCTCGTTACTTCAGTCATCGTAGTAGCGACAGGTAATCTTCCAAGGACGACATGACCCTTGAACCTAATCTGGCAGTCTGAAAACCAGCTCCTGTCAATGGATCCTGAGTCAAGTCCCCTGTTCCACCCGATTCCCCCTCTAAAGTCATTCTGTGTCAGGATGGATGCACGGGGGTCTGCACCTCTCTGCGTGTCCCCTATGGTGAATCTGGGGGCATGTATGGACACCAACGCACGCCTTGGCGGTCCGATAGTTTTATAATAAACCCCGTTTAGTAATATTTCGTTACTGTCAACAACTGCTACCATCAGTCTACGAGCCTCGTGCCAGCCCTAAGGATGGGTTGTTGCATTTCGCCCCTTGCAGCCATTGCTTCCCACCATGAGGCGTTCTGCCTCCTGTCGTCAGGGTCAGTTACGTTCCCCCTTGAGAGCGACATGAGTGCCCTTGCGGTTGCCCGCGACGATATAAGGTCAGCGTTTATCTCACACGTGGACGAATCAGCTGACAGGAGTGACGGCTTCTTGTACCCCTCGAACCTGAGGAGCTTCCCGTTTACCACGCCCACAGCGTCTTCATATAGGATGAGCTGGCGTTCTTCCCTGCGCAAATACCATGAATCCTGATTGAGCGATTCCCACCTGCTGTAGTCTTCGACGTCTGCAATCAGCTTGTTCATAAGAATGGTATTGGCTTTTGCATTAGCGTCATACTCTAGTGCTATTCCCGCGATTGCAGTATCATCTTCAGGGTTTACTAATGCCAATCTGCAATATGTCCATGTTCTAGCAGATAGCGCAGGTAAGTTTATACTATCTATATTAGATCCACCGGCAGAATTTCTCAAATGTAATTTTAGGTCTGATGCGGCTACCGCAGCCTCTACCCATATCCAAAACTCTACGTGTGTAAACCTAGAAATATCTGTAGATGTAATAGTTCTTGTAAATAATATATCTGAACTACTTACAGTTCCAGCGACTACTAACTTTATAGAATTACTGGTAAACCTAGTCATCTCTGATGTAGTACTTATCGTTACATCGCTGTCTTTTGCTACATAATCAGATGTATTTAAATCGTCTAACTGTTTCTGGTCTGCGCCAGTACGGTACATTACCCTAGATACGCCCACCATATCAGTGGGTAAGGTGTATTCGGATTGTCCCCTGTATCCGACCGGAACATCTCCCGTAATATCAGTGTCATCGGGCACAAGACCCCGTGCGGTACGCTGAATAATTGCATCATTTATTATCTCATGTATTCTTTCGGGAGGAAAATGCGGTTCCCACAATTCATATGTATCACTTGAGGAAGTAGACGCGCCAACCACTCCTATCCATGTAATCGTACCGGATGAAGCAGTATAATCACTAATCCTTTTGATAGTACCGTCATTGGTACCGGATGTGAATACAATCCACCACCCGTTGTACTGGTCATCACCGCCGAGTAACGTGGTGTCCAGTAGCGTGGTAGTGCTACCGCTTCCGTTAGCCGTACCGGTTGGTAACTGGTCTAAATTCGACGCTATGGTGCGACGGATCTCTTCCCGCGTTCTTGATTGAACAACTGCCATATATAAAACCTTTACAAGGCTCTATCCAAAACCGCCGTAGTATTTCCTCTTAGTTCCCCTCTTTGCTACTTCTGATTGCCAGTCCTTATATGAGCGTGTGCGTTCAGCAAGTTCATCCCTGTCCTCCCGTTTTGAGGGAGTATGGACAGCGGTTGCCTTTGCCTCAGCGTCTGCCTTTTCCGTCTGGTCGTGGAGTATTTCATCCAGTTGTCCACCGTCGAGGGTGGAAGCCCCCGGAATATAAACCGGTTGCTTCCTTTCCCCGACTTCAAAAGTTTCTTCAGAAGTTTTAGCAAATTCTCTAATACCGCCTTTACTGACGTTTGGTGCGAGCCACTTTGTTTGTTTCTTCTTATCCACTTAATTTAAGTTTTGCAACCATATAGTGTGGAACTCATTATCAGTAGCAGATGCAACACCATGGACTCTCGCAACCGTAACCGTAGGGTCGGCGGCGACAGCCATCAGTTGTCCTGCATGGTTTGAGCTTGCTGATAATCCAACACCGAACGCTATAGCGCTACCGCCACCGTCTATACAACCAATGGCAAGACCTGCCGTTTGAAGCCACCCGAAGTAATCAGCGGTGAAGTTATTGACTGTCACACCAACATGCCTACCTGCAACTGCCGCAGGAGCAACAACGACGTCCTTATATGGACTTTTTAGCAACCCAGCTACGTCTGTACCGTTGGTAATTGCTGTGTGTAATTTATCATTATCATGCAGGGTGAGCTTAAGGGTAGCATTACCGTCAGCCTGCGGGTGAGATTTAATCTTGTAAAACTCATGGACAGTAGATGTCGCAGTTATTACGTTCAGGAACAAGTATCCATCCTTATACAAATCCTTTGCTGCTGCTGTATTACCTAACGTAACCGTTACAGAAGACGCTCCTGCTGCTGTTGTCGCAACCGCAAGGTCTTCATCATGGTTACCTGCTGGTGCCTCGGCTGAGACAAGCAGACCCTCTGCTATCGCACTACCACCGTTTTCTGTGTAGCTATATTCTCGCCCGTCAACGAACACCATCTTGGTTCCAAGTGCGTGTTTTTGTGAGCTTGATTCAACTTTTTCATATCCGTATGAGCCGGATATAGCATTTGGAAATGCCATAATAAACCTCCTTAAAGGTTATTTGCTTACAGGGTTTGCCCCCTGCGACCGACCGATATTTTTATCCTTGGGAGCAACTCGGTCAATCGTTACATTGCCCTCAAGGTTTTCTGCGTCGCCAAATGACAACTGCGTGTTAGTGTCTAGCGAGAGGTAAGGCAACCTGTCCGAACTCGGAAGAGTTTTAGGCGGGTCAATCTTAAATCCCCTCGCTAAATATTTCTGCAAATGATATGGGTCAAGAGGTAAATTCACAAGTTCTATCCAGTTTCCACCATCGTCTTCACGCCATAGGCTTCCTCTTGGATGGTTCTTGAAATCAATCTCCGAAACCGTGTACCCCTGCGATTGAACGAGAGGCTTCAGGGCTTCAGAAACTTTTTCAGGATTAAAACTATTGACCATGTATCACTTATCCTATCTTATGTGCTTATAGAGCTCTGAGTATATTGCAGAGTTCCCGCCCTGTCGTCATCGGCTTCAAACATACCGTATTCCTCGACGATAATAACTTCAGTTGCCCGAAGTGATTCATCTCGTTGCCTACGCTCTGTCTTGGCTGATGCCACGAGGTAGCCCATAGCACTTGAGTGTGCTATTACGCCATACCCGTACGTCTGCCCTGAAACCGCCGCAATGTTACCGTCTTCAAAGAAAGGTACTCCGGCTATTTTTACTCCAGAATAGTAATCTTTTACAGCTGGCTTATTGAATACGTCAGGGAGAGGGTAACTAGTAACAATATTACCCACATCTGCAGCAAGTTTCCAAATTACGTTTGGATGATGAACTGCAAATAATGGATTACCATATTTGTTTTCCTTAGCATTTGCAATTAACCCTGTAGCCAATGCAAATGTTATTACTTTGTCGCCTCCATAGGTATCTGTAAATCCTGAGAAAAGTGCTATTGCATCCGTGTCCTTTTTCCTAGCCATAGCGTCACCCATCTGGCGACCTATGATAGAGAATACGCTTTCATTGTTTTGTCGTAGTAACCTGTCGGTTATTACAACTTTTATGCCAACTTCTGCCGCAGTCGCAGAAACGATTGTCGGAGTTATTTCTTCCGAGTCAATCAAATCCTGACCGTCAACAAGATCGCCGGCGTTCATCTGTGCAACCTTCGGTATGTCAAGTTGATAATGCCCCTTTGGTAGCGAGAACTTATCTATAAGCTGCACTACGGGCATGTTGTGTTCTTCAGTGTACCGTGCTTTTGAAAGCATGATACGCGACATACTTTGAAGATTACCAGTGGTCGAAGTTTGTGTACTTGCCATCTTGGTTTATTCCTTTATAGTTCGTAACCTAGTTTTTTAGCCGCTTCCCGAGCCATGTCGGTAGTTATACCTGAATCGCCCGTGTTGTAGCGGTCTATTATTGCCTCGGCGTCTGTCGGGGCAACGTCTGGTTGAGGTGTACCGGCACTATAATTCTGCGCGGGCGTATTGCCCTGCACCTGACCTTTTAAACGGTTGTTTTCCGAAATCATCTTGGCGTGTGCTTCCATCTGTTCAGGCTTGTCAAACGTCATCAGACCTTCCATTGGAACCTTGTGCGTGACGGAAAGTTCATAAGCCCTTGCCATCTTCACTTGGTTCCCAAGTTGTGTCTGCTGCTGGTTTATCATCTCCCGCTGACGTTCGTTTTCCTTTGCCCCAAGATATTGAGCTTTAAGGCTTTGGGCGTCCCTTTGTGCCATTTGCGCGGCAACCTGTTCGTCCATTCCCTGCTGCTGTATATATTGCTGGGCTAAATTTTGCTGCAATACACCAACCTGCTGGTCTAAAGCTGTATTGTCATAATCAGCCTGAACCCTGCTTGACTGTTCCTGCAGCGTCTTGTTCTGTGTCTCCAGATCGGCAATTTTCTTGTCGGTCGAAGACTGGAATTTTCGCCATTCGTCTTCCGAATACGTCCGTTGGTCAGTAACTGTTCCATCGGCAACCGATCCGCCAGCCTGTGTTTGTC